TGGATGCGCAGATACTTGCCACTGTCCATGACTCTGTAGAAGTTCAGTGTTCTAAAAAAGACATGAAAAAAGTAATCGAAATGATGAAGTATGTTTTAGAGAGCACTGAGGATTTTAAAACATTGTATGGGTTGGATTTTGTTGTTCCGTTTTTAGTAGACGTTGAAGCTGGTCGTTCTTTTGGGGACTTGATTGAGGCTGAGTTTGAATCGGAAGGACATCTGCTTAACGAAGCAGAAATTTTTGATTATGTTAAAGAATAGTAAAGTTGTCATCCTCACGGATTTACACCTACGGTCTGATTATCTTCCTGGCTTTTTAGAAAGGCAGGTAGAAACACTTTTGGACTTGGTAAACAAGAAGCCATGCTCCCACGTTGTTATCAACGGAGATATCTTTGAAAGGAGAAACCCTAACTCTGAAGAGATACTTGCGTTTGATTATATGTTGGACCAAATGAAAAACAAAGAGGTTATTATTAACAGAGGTAACCACGACACAATGAGAAAAGATGGTACCTCCGATACCATACTCTCTGTGTTCTCATCCAAAGCTCATGTAGTTAAGGATACTGAGACTGTACGCATTGGCTCTGTAGATTTTGATATCATTCCTCACTATGAAGATGAAGACCGAATCATCGAGGATTTAAAAGCTACGAAGAACCCAGTGTTCGGTCACTTTGGTTATGACGGGTGTATCGATGGAGCTTATGCTATGGAAGCACGAGTAAAGCATTGGCACTTTAAGAAGAAGCCGTGGGCTTTCTTAGGTCACATCCATAGACCTAACATCTACAAGAACGTAGTCATCCTAGGTACTCAATACTCTAACACGTTCGGGGAACCTAACGCTCAGAAGTATATCCACGAACTTGTTATTCGTGATGGCGAGGTAGAAATGATTAGAAAGACAATCGACAAAGGTATCAAACATTTAGTGTG